AGCCTCCTACGTTCTGCACGATTGGGAGGTATTTCAACGCCAGGATTAATTGACTGTTGTTCCATGCCTCGGCCATCTGATATGTCAGATATATCATTTAAAGTTTGCATTTTGGTTAAAGTATCATTATACACGATAACTTCTAAGTTGTCAAGTTTTGGTATTTTTAAGTTGTCATGGTTATGATGCAGGACAAACTTGGTTTTAGGAAACTCTCGAAAAATATCTCTCCACACAGGGCGCCAGTTATTTAACAACCGATAGTTATTACTTTTGGTTCGATCACTGGATAGTACCAAGTCTGTTACTGATCGCATGTTAAAGTCAAAAAGGGTATCGAAACCATACATGTGAATTTCATCCGCTTTCTGTTTGTGTGCAGCGTAATGAACTGCAGCGTGGCCGCAATTAAAGTTGGTCGCATTACCGGCATATTCTGGCACGTGAGTATAAAACTCTTTAACACACTTGGCATATTTTAAATAAAAATTGGTCTGTTCATACATCCAAATACGAGGACGAGTACCCAAGATCCAATCATATGCATCTAGTCTTATAGTTCCCTCATCGAGAGCCATCATCATCTTGAAATCAACCATCATTGTTCCATATGGTTTTTTATCAGGCTCAAATGGAGGCATGTTACATAACAACAATTTACCTTCCTTTTGTTTTCGGGAATTGTAATATATTGCCTTATCACCATTACCTAGTATGTGCCAAACTTTATTCATTATAAATTAATTTCCTAATTTGCATATTACCTTTCTCACCAGTCCAATGCATTGCCAATTTTTCCCAGCTGTCTTGACCATCTAACAACTGAATTCTTAACCAATTGTATTTATTGGGCGCATCAGTGATATTCATAAGACGTTTCATAGGAGATTCTCTCACAAGATCGTGCAACACTTCTTGGTCACCCATTTTTGGTGATTTTGTACAAGTCTCAGCCCAAGTCTTAAGTATATCAGGAACTCCACGAAATGCAACCACCCCGCTATTGTGCCATGTTTCTCCACGTCTTGCTGACCATGGTTTGTCTTCTACCATACAGAGTTTATTGTTCTCTAGACAATCGAAGATACCACTCATATCCCCGAGTATATGTATATCAGTGTCTAACCAACAACATTCGTCGTATATTTCCCCAATCATTTTCATTGTTGCGGGTTTATGAAACCACCCTCCAGCGTACACTTTTGGAGCTTGATAAATTTCATGAAATTGTAAAAGAGGTAGTTTTGATCGCATTTCACGACTCACCCCAAAATCTACAAAGACTAATGGCGTGTCATTATGTTTCATATAATTTTTCGCAAACCACTCTAGTTGCCACTCTGTTTGAGAATCACAACCAGTAAAAAATACTCTAGACTTTGATGAATTCATAATTTGTCGGGTTCTTTTTATAATTGTGTTTAGCTTGAACACCAGTTTTATTTTGGATGGTAGTAAAAGAATCTTTTGCTATGACTGGCCAAGGGTAAAATTCCTCTAACCATGGAAACAACGATAACTGTAAGAAAACATCTGTAGCCATAGCATGTGTTATTGCAGTCTCGCATAAACGTTTGGCCGCTTCAGGTCTTAACATGTATGCATGGGCGCCAGGGAAATATTGTTTACTTGTTAACGGATTGATTCCAAGTTGAGGTGGCGTTTGCCATTTGCCATAACTGGGTGATCCTATATTCATACATCCTTGAAAATATGAAAACTTAGGTATTTCGTTTACAACGACGGCATCATGTTCAAATATGACATAGGTTTCTTTACCTTGAGAACAAAGGTTCCACAATCTATAGTGAGATAAAAATGTCGACAAAACATTTTCAGGTCTAGACCCAACGTCACTTTTAAAATGTGCAGTCGACATTCCAAGTTTTTTGAAGAGTTCTGTTGGATTTTGTTTCGGGGTCACTGCTGGAAAAATTTCAGTTTTTAAATTAAATTTTTCTGCAGATGAAATACATCGTTCAGCAACAAGCACTGATTGTGGGAGATCTTCTATTGTAATCACAAAGGATTTCATGTATTTAAGGTATTCCTTACAACTGTGTAACCCACGTTAGCGGTCACTCTTTTAACAAGGGTCCATGGGGTAATACCTTGGTTCAACCACTCGTTTAAGACATTCCACAACCTTTCGTCTGGTTTACCAAACAAACGAGAAGTATCGTGTAAGATGATATACTTTTTAACAACCGGCCCGTGTAAAGCTAATTCTTTTCTTAAATGTGCGGGTTGATGATTACTATCAATTAACAAACAATCTACTGGTTTGGCTGTAGATGGATCTAGACTAGAAGTTTCTTTGATTTTAAAATTGACATTATTTTCTTTACAATAGGAACGAAATATTGTTTCAAACGGTCGCCATTTTTCAAAAGATATATCCACTAACTCTACAGATCTGGGGTTTTGCAAACATGCCATTGCAGCAGAAGCTCCTTGGTGTGTACCCAATTCACGATAAGAGTTACATTCGGCCATACATTCACGCATTGAATCGTGTTGCCAACAGTAATCGTAACCGTGTGCTTCTTCATGTTGTTTTCTTATCTCAGTGTAAAATTCTGATAAAGTTTTTACATGATCTAGTTTTGCATTAATCATAGTTTTTCCAATAGTTCTTTTAAATTACCTGTTGTACTTGTAGGCATGTAAGTGAGAGCCTTTTCTTTTAAAGCTCCTCGGTGTGTATCCCATTGACTTTCACTTTTATCGTTACCCCTGACAATAGGAGAAGAACTGAAAGGTGTTTCTTTAAGCCAATCTTTTATGTGTCGACTCATGTTGTCATGACCAACAAAACCCGTCTTTTCGTATGCATCATTATACTTCTTAGCATTACTTGCATTGGTTACGTAACCATGTGTTTGTTGGTGTGTTTGACATAAATTGACAACTTTATTTTCCCAATTATATAGGGGCGGTAGTTCACGTGTAACTATCGCGTCATGTTCTAAAATAACAGCAGTTTCATTGTTTTCAATAATTGTTTTCCTGACCATGTAATGACTCATAGTCATAGATTGTTGCATAACCAGCATCCGATTCATCATTTCTTCGTTAATTTTTTTGCCGGTCTTTTTCTCAAAATTCATCTTAAGACGTTTAGCATATTCTATTTCTATCTCCCAGCCGGGATATACTTCTTCCAAATTGTACGGTGTGACAGCTTTAAATTCATAAGGTCTAAGTCCAAACTTTTTACAAGAATACTTACACCTTTCAGTCAACAGTTTAACGTTCTGATTCTGAGGAAAATCAAATTTGGTTGTTATTACATATGCTTTAAACATTTCAATGTCTACCACTCAAATTAATAATAATCATAAAAACATATACTCCACTTTAAACTTCTCTACTTTAGATAATCCACGCAAACGACAAAAATAATCTTCATGAAAAATGTTTAAGTTAGTTTCATCAAAATAAAATCGGTCTAATTGAGATTCGAACACTCGCATTCTAGATAATTTTTCATCTAATTGTTCAGTAACATCTACAAATAAATTCGGTTGCCAAGTATGTCTGGTAGAAGGAGTGTAGTATTCTATTAGAGTAACATCCAAACCTCTTAATGCGGCTCTAGCAACTTGATTTATTTTTCTATGTTCGAAATGATTATCTTCTAACGGAGGAACATATACTGTGTCAAACAATGGTATAACTTCATCTAGTTCACTAACTAACTGCCATTCAGTCATTTTTGCAATGGTGTCCTGATTCAAATTGGAACATTTGACATTAGGAAACATGGACCAAAATTCTTCACTTTCTTTTATGCGGTTATAACCAGTAGTATCATCATTATCGCCACCATTCGACATTGTAACGACGAACCATTCTGTGTCTTTTTGTTTTAATATAGTTCCTGACATGCTATACTCAGCATCATCAGGATGTGGACTCAAGATAAGTTTCATATTTTGCCTTTATCGATCTAAATGGTTTACCATTGTATATTCTAATACCATATCTACGAAGAAAATCTCGAAAATCTTCACTTAAAATTGTTCCATCACCCTTTTGAATTTTTAGGTGGGTATCAAACACCACGACAGAATTATCGTATGATAACGTAATTTCACCACGATTGACCAACCATGTGCATCTTGTTACCTCAAAGTCTTTATGTGGAAGCAGTTCCTCATACCACTTTTTAACTATCTGAGAAAGGATTTTATCACGTTCATCATCTGAAAGAAATTTAGGGTATTCATTTTCTTTAATGACTTTGCAGGGCTGACCCATTGCCAACGAACCTGATGGTATGTCCTTAGTAATAACTGATGCTGTACCAATAACCACATTGTTGCCTATATTGGTGCCCGGTAACATAATAGATCGAGCGGGTAACCAAACATTGTCACCTATACTTATATCATCAAATGAGAAGGGAAATCCTTCTAGAGGATCGAGCCAAGCACCATGAGTCCACAACAAACAATCAGCACCAATACCCACACAATTGCCTATGGTTACTTGTTCGCTAGGGTTTATCACACACCCTTCAAATATACCTACACTGTTACCTATGTGGACTATTGAGTTAGGCCCGGTGCAACCACCCCTTCCTACATCTACATTTCCAGGCATCCACAAATAATCACCAGCAACAAATTCTTTACATGTGATTGTAACATTGGGTCCTATATATGAATGTTCCCCAAGTTCGAAATGATCACATTCAATAACTGCGCCATCTGATATATTTGCAGTGTCGGCTATTTTACTTGTATTTGATCGCAATGCCACAAAAACCACCTTCACTCGCATAAATTTTAGTCAAATTCACATCAATGCAGAAATAACCATAGTGTGCAAAAAACCCCCGCCAATCTTCATGAGTCCATCTAATCTTGTGAGTCTTATCATCTTCAGCACAATCCAAGACATACTTACCATCAGTCACTTCTGCAACTGGTAATTTATAGACTACGGTGTCACATTTTATCTGTTCAAAAAGGTTCGTTAAATCATCCTCATCTAAATGTTCTAACACATCAAGCGCGTACATAACATCATAATGTGATTCAAATAAAGGTTCTTCTGTGACAACAAACCCCTTTTCAACACAAGTCTTACGTGCAAACTCTGATACATCTACACCTACGGCGTCAATAGAACGTTTTTCAAACTGTTCTAACATAAAACCAAGGGCACACCCGAAATCTAATATAACGTCAGTTTTTCGATTGAGTCTGTGCAACAGATCAAGAGTTTCTTGAGCCATTACATTATAATGATCAGTCTCTCTTCCTCGTTTGATATATGTTTCATAATTATTTGTATTATAATATGACTCATCATATATTCCACTCATGCAAAGTTCCTATCGTCAATGTCCATTTTTTGCGCTACGGTATGTAACAAACGATTATTATTGTAATATAGACAGGTTTTACACGATTCTTTCCAACCACCATGACCAGCACCCCGTATCTCATACGGTATTCCACTGATAGCATATTTTTGGTTACATCGTTCCCATATATCAATCACGTTTTCTATTTTACCTAAACTAAAATCTAAATCATATGTACGCTTTTCGAGTACATGACTGGTACACACATACACTTGATAATCACCACCTTGTGGATGAGGAGCTATGTAAGGCCGCGTCAGACCCACATAACAACCAGCGTCGAATGCTACACTGTTATCCCACACATCTTTGATAAAAAACTTCTGTAAGGAATCAACTTCTTGAACCACTTCCCGAAACTTATTTTGAATCTCGACCTGATAACCGTCTACCAAAGCATTTCCACCGATACGACAGAATTTGATTTCCGGATTAAGTTCAACCACCCGAGCAATTCGTTGTATTGTTTTAACATTTGTGCCAGTGTAAATTCTTCCAGTTCTAGATAACACATCTGGTTTATCATCACCTTCATAAATGATGTAACTTAACCCCATACGATCTCTAGGGAATGATCCAAAATCATAATCTTCCGGTTCTTTACCCTCATCAAGTTTAATCAAAGAAATTCTAATCCAATTAATAAACTCATATACTTTTGGGTTGAGGTGCCGTTCGAGTTTTTCCGTATTGGTAATGATTCCAACATCAAACCCATTAGAACCCCACAATTCAATCACATCATTAATGTCTTTGTCTGCGGTCTTATCACGATATAATAAAGGGTTACCACCTCCGGTTATTTCTACAGCCTTTGCGCCAAGTTTTTTAAAGTCAGCACACAGTTTTACCATCTCTTCCCATTTAATATAAGATTTGAGAGGACGGTCAGCGACTGAACAAAAGGGGCAGTCACTATCACACATTTCACAGGGACAAATTTGTACATTAATTGGTTTAAATACAGCATCATATTGAATTGAATGTAACACATCAATGTGTTGTAGGTACTTGTCTCCCCATGTACTATATTTTTGAGTCTTTTCCTCGTAATTCATATTAGTTCCATCAATTCTTTTACGTTTTCGCCACGATTTGGTAATTTATCCTTCAAAAAGAAATGCACAAAATGACATTGATTTATTTTCGTGTTGGCAGTAAACAATCCATTCCACTTCCAATCAAGTTTTTGAGTATTAACCTTATATTTTTTTAAGAAAAAATTTAACAAGGTTTGATCGGTGCTCCATTTCCAGCCATCTAAGCCATCAACAAAAGGTTTGAACTCCATTCTGTTAAGAAATTGTTTTGCAGTTTGACCACCCAAATATGGTTTGAATTTCTCACAGTTTATAATAATCATGCCCATATTATAGAACTCATATCCCCGAGCATTCGGATTAAAGTTATATTGTTTTGAATGTAGATTTGCATACTGCATTTTAGAATAAAGTATTATTTTTTCCACATATTTTTGAGTTAGTGGCATATCTCGTTCAATTGAAGCTGCAAATGCACTGTTCGAATCCATGTCATCAAATACGTTTGGTGAGTTGGGTTTTATGTATATGTCTGCATCTATGATACCTATCTGATCATAGTCATCAAGCAGGTCGAATGCATTTTCTTTTTCATAGATAGGCAAGAACCCACCATTAGATGAAACAGAAGCTTCTGACCTGTTAGTAGTAAAAGGATCAGGTGTTATTTTAAGAATAGGAGTGCTCTGTAGTTTATGATCAATGCCATGAAGTTTACAATATTTTTTAACACTGTCAATACAATGTTTGTATAACTTAGAGTGTTTAGCCTTTCCGACACACACCTGATATATCAATCTTTTCATAAGTTTTGGAAATCTTTTAAATTGAATTCGGTACCATGCATCTTCATCAAATCTCTTTCATGGTTAGTATACACCAAAACTTCAGGATCGTCAACTAAAAAATCACAATCCCTGCAATAGCTATTATAGTTACCAGATCGATGAGAGTCACGGAGAGCAGAATATTCATCACCATACCAGATTTCTTCGATGGTGTTTTCGCTTGTGTGTCCAAGAACCGCTTCTTCGTCTCTTCCGAGGACTTGACAACACGGGTGAACAGCACCTCTTTTACCATCAAGACCACCAGCACGAATAACAACATCAGGACTAAAAGGTCTTCCACAGGTCTTTACGTCACCAATTCGTTTGTTGTCACCGATATCAGTGGCCCCAGACCAGTTATGCATTCTCCATATTTCAGTTTTAACATCTAATTGTTCGACAATCTTTTTATAGTGTTCTAGTTCAAAGGTTTCGTTTGCATTGTCCGTAATTAAGTGGTATGTAGCAACAACACATTCGCTGTTTGTATCTATAACATACTCTCGCATGGCCTTAACTTTATCCCATGTAGATCCAAACGATCCTCCAATACGATTATACATCCACTTTTCATACTGCTCAACATTGTATCCTATCCAAGAAAATCTGTAAAAATCTAACCCCGCATCAACACAATCGCGCATGAATTGACCTTCCATGCGATAACCATTAGAAAAGATAAACGCTTTGGCACCGTATTTTTTACAGATCTCAATATACTTCGGTAGATCTCGATTAAGGGTTGCTTCACCACTACCATCGAGATTTACTAATCTCAAACCATGTTGTGCACAATCAGCTACATTGTCTTCAAACTCTTGCAAAGACATTTTTTTTAAAAAATCTTTGTGTCTGCCTCCGGTGCGCATGTCTTGAGGACACATACTACATGAGTAATTGCAACCACCGTTAATCTCTATTACTGCACGATCAATTTTAAACATTCAACGAGTCCATGATTACATTTTTATATTTTTTCACACGTAAATCCATGTGATTTAAATTTTTTGGCATTCTATCTAAATATTTCCAAAGACAATTATCTGTATCGTCTGGAGAATAAAAATGAACACCTTGAGGGTTATGTACATTTAGTATGGATTTATTTTTACCTAACACAATCACGGGTTTCATAAAATTTTTACATATGTATTGCCACATACCATCATAGTATATAGCGAATCTACAAGTCTTGATGTGGTAGAAGGCTTCTCTTACTGGCGTGCGATAAGATAGTTCTACGAGATCGAAACCCTTATTTTGGAGAACCTTAATAATACGATCCCAATCGTTTTCAGAAAAAGATCTTTTCCATTTTGGGGGAAGTTCAGCATTAAACATAGGCCTCCAAAACACAACTTTTTTTTCATTTACCAAATCAGGCCAAAACTTAGGATCATAGATCCAATTACATATGCCATCAAGAACTTTGGTTGGACCAGATTTTCTTTGAAACCCACGGTGTCTAATTTCCCACAATTCGTTATCGTAGGAATTGAACAGGTGATTTATTTTTACTGTATTACTTTTATAATAAAAACCGTGAAGATAATCACACCTTTCTATTATAGTTTCAGGATCTTCATAATGATGTAGGTGGGATGAACTGTGATCCCAATACACGTTAATTTGTAAATAATCTCGTTGAGCAAGGTGCCTTAACATGTGGACTGTATTCAGTCCAAATAGTATATCGCCTACGCCTGGCGTTCCTTTCCAATCAACAGAATTTTCTTTGGTCAAATAAAAGGGATGATTTTTCCAAGGGTCATAATATAATTCCCAGTTCATCTCACTTAATGTTTTTCATAACATTCTGTAAGTTAAACTTTTCATTATATTCTTCCCAATCTTCATCAACATTTTTATCGTGTTTTTTTATTCTAGAATTTTTTTGTTTTTCAACATTGAAATTTTTGTCACGACTCTTTTTTTTGTTGCTTGGATCAAAACGACTATACTTAGCCATAATATTATTTACCTTGTCCTCTATATTTTTTATAGTTTGCTTTTTTCCTTTTATTCATAGAAGACGTATTGAAATGCCCTCTACCAATAGAAGTACCTTTAGGGTTATGTTGTACTTTAGTAGTATTTATATTTTGTGCCATCACTTATTCCTTAAAAGAGAATACCAAAAACCTGACCCAGTATCGAATGGATCATGTTCGAAATGCCTACCAGTCTTTTCAATCCATTCTGATATCGCTTGTTGACAGCCTGGATGTGCGGGATGATAATCGTCACCACACATATATGGAACATGATTACACAATTTTAACTCTTGTGATACGGTTTCATATGCGTGGTGTCCGTCTAAATATACACAATCCCAATTTGAATCATCATTCAAAACATCAAGGGATTTACATTGATGTACTTGTTTCATCAGTGATCGGTAACGAGGATGTTGTTTAACAGCCCAATCGAAACATGAACGTTGACCTTTTGTTCGGTAAACTTCCATCTGATAAACGATGGCTGTGTTGTTCGAATGTTTTTCTAACACACCATTAACATGTCTATTTACCAATTGCGGATGATTCATAGCAAAAGTATCACAAGAATGTAACTCACAATTTTTAGGTAAACTATCCATTAGTTCCCATGTTGATCCTCCAAACCCAACACCAATCTCAAGAACTCTAGAATTTTCACCTATCTTAGAAACAAAATTACCTAGTGAAGTAAGATGTTTCTTGTTATTAAATCCAGCAACATCGTAACTGTTACTAATTTTTTTTGGGATAACCATTTTAAATTTCTTCTAGTCTAACCATTAAACGTTCAGCACGATTTGGTACTTGTTTGTGCCAACGTGAGTCACGACCTTCAACTGCGGCCTCTTTCCAGTCGCCTGCTTCAAGTGCAGCGTTGAATTTCTTAAACTTAGACAAACGTGTTCTACCCATGTTGAACATCATGTTGACCACGATCTGTTGGACCTCTTCGGGAAAGTTGTCAAACGTCCCTTCGCCGTATAAAGCGTGACACTCACTGATTGAGGTGTCAAGGTCTTTTTCGAAACATTCCCATACTCGTTCTTCGGAGATTGGTGTTCCGAATTCTTGACCCCATTCGGGATCTTCGTTGATGACAAGGTGGCCCACGCCAAAGGTGTGGTAACCGAGATGGTCTGCATATATTTCATACTTCACACCTTCGTCAATTTTTAGTGTTTCAAACACTTCTTCTCTGTTCATTTTTATTTCCTTAATATCACTTCTCAGTTTTCAAAAGCGTCCACAATCCGTAGGCAAGACCTGCATATGCGGCTAACTTTGCAATCCCGCCAAACAAGATAATACTACCACAAATTGCGATTAATGTCAAACCGTCAAAAGAAGTCCGTTCTTGCATAATTTTTTTAACATACATTTTTGCTAATTCCATCAGTGTATCTCCGTCTTTAAATTCGTGTTAGGTAAAGGGCAGTTAGAATCTCCTTCTTCCCTGCCCCTGATTTGCATATCGACCCAATACAATTCTGCCACTATCTTATGATACCACATCCGGTCATATTGATCGTGACATTTTGCTGCCTCGTCTTTGAGATCTTGCATTCTCATTTCGAGATAGTCATGTATTGTTGGCGATTTCCTACCCAATTTGAGTTCCGCGCTTTTTATGACCATTCCATGCTACAAAACCAGCAAGACGGAGCGACCAATATGCAAGATAGTTCAGCACCTTAAACCCATTAACTTCAATACAGATGTCACGAAACAGAATGTCTGCTTCTTTCTGTGTCATCGCACCGCAGTTAGGACGTTTCTTGGTGTCCTTCAATAATGTAGCATATTTGTATATGTAGTCGTGAACTAAACCTCCCATCAGCAGAACGCCTACGGGCGATAAAAATGTGGCGAGAAATTTTGGTACAGAAGCACCGTCAAATTGAAATCCAGCAGGGATGACATACTTTTGACCATTGACTTCGAAGTGCCAGTCTTCTGCAATCTCCCACTGACGCACACCCATTAACCAAAGCCAGACTCCTTTCCAGAATCCTTTGTCTTTCGTAGCAATGGGCAACGGTTTCATACTGGGCATAACATCATGCTTGAACCCAACACGCTCTTCGCCTTGTCCGTCAAATTTTGTGCAAATCCAACCAGCAATGATAATGATACCAACAATTACCCACTGCCAAAAGGTTGTTATTAATTCAATTATTAAATCCATTTGTTAAACTCCTTATTGTTTAATTTATGTATGTTATTTTATACCCAACCATTCTTTGGTCATAATATAATCACGTACAAAATCAGATCGAACAATGTCTTCCCATCCGAACTCAACGTGAGTAAAACTCTTCATATTATCTAGAATATTTAGAAACTGATTAACCCCACTCTTATCTTTCTCTTGTTTGAAATCGCTTTGGTAATAGTCACCACAGAATACAATCTTGGTTGCTTGACCCACCCGTGTGATAACAGAATCCAACTCGTGAAAGTTTAGGTTCTGCATCTCATCTACCAGAATGATACTGCTATCATATGTCACGCCTCTTATATATGAGGTTGATTCAAACGTGATATAATTGTTATGTACCAATTTGTCATATGCTTTTGGGTCGTTGAATAACTCCGTAGCAACAGCACGATATGGTCCTGTGTATGCGTTGAGTTTCTCTTCAATGGTACCAGGCAAATAACCCATCTCTCGGGTAGGCACAACACTTCGAATGATATGCAGGGTATCGAAAGGTGTGTTCTTGTCCATCACCTCTTCTAAAGCTAGATACATTGCAAGAAAAGTTTTGCCTGTCCCTGCTGTACCTGTTAATGCAAGATGATCTCCTTCACGCCATGCTTTCCAAGCATCTTCTTGGTGAGGAGTTATTGGTTCTATGGTATCCATCCAATCTAGACGAATGTTCATATTTTCTTGTTTGTTAGGTTTCACCAGTTATGCACCACGTTTGACATTATAAAAAAACATGTTATAAAATTTACACTAACAATTATTGTTCGAACAATTGTGATATATTTATCGTAAGGTTCTGTCTTGTCATCTGAATAACCACCCAAAGAATACTGCCATATTTTCCAAAACTTTTTCATGTTTTTATGGTGTTATCTACGAAACCATGTTTTCTTTTTTGTGCTGCGGTTAGTTCAGAATTACCACCAGCTCCCTTTTTAATATTTTTCAATAAATCTTTCCAATCTCCGGAAGTTTTGTTAATGATATTTCCGGTATGTGTTACATCAGCGGGCATACGTGAATGAAACTGTTCCCATTCTCCACTTGCAACCATGGATTCTTTTTCCGAAATAGAACAGAGTTTTGATATCTCTTCTCCGGTTTTAGTATTTCTTAAATCATATGTCGGCATAATATTTCCTAAAATAGGTGCCCAATTAAGGGCACCCGTTAGATTAGGATCACCCCCTTGTGACTTGTTGAATTGCTGCATCTAAAAATGCTTGTTTTTTAGACATCTTATATGCGGCGTCTTCTTTCCCTTTTTTATTCAACTTGTGTATGTAGTGTCCAAGTTCCCTAGAGTCTTTTTTCAATCTTTCTATTTGGTTTGTTACCATAGGCAAGTCTCCTTGTTATCGATTTGGATTTACATGATCAATTTGGGATTAGATCTGGTAGGGCCTCCTTAATTAATTTTTCTGTTAATCCTTCAAATTCAGGTTTCTTTTTATTAACCATAGATACTAAAATTTGAGCATCTTTGGGGTGTATAGATTCTAACATATCTATGAACATCCTTTCCCTGCGAATAGAAGAAAGTTCTTCGCTGACTCTTAGGCCTTTTATAAAATATTTAAAATTCATATGTAATTTCATAAGAGAGTTTGGAGGGGGTGCTCCATCTGATGCTGGAGTATATGGTGGTGTACCAGATGGTAAGTTCCACTTGATATTAGGGTCAAATGTTCCTTGTAGAACATCTCTCACGTGCATATCATCTTGATGTTTTCTGAGTGTATTAATTTTATTTTGTCTTCCCTTTGCATCTTCTACTGCTTGGAATACTTCCCATACATCTCTTTTTCTAACTGTTTCAACCACTTCATTATCTCCTTAATCGCTTATAGCTCATTATACACAAAACTTGACAAAATGTCAAGTGTTACTTCTTTTGTTGTTGTTTAATCCAATTACGTGCAGTTCTAGACTCTGGTGGTTTTTTAGTAAACTTCACCGCGTCTTTG